ACAAGCACAGCTGGGAATGTTGAAAATAGAATTCCTAATGCCATAATTAAAAAATATAAAAAAGTAGAAGTTAGGTATTGTTCGAGTTTTGAAGAATTTGATAAGAGATTTTCTTGGATGGAAGGCACTTGGCTTTCTAAAGGGGTTAATCATAAAATGTCTAAAGGTCAAATACAAAGAGAATTCCCGAACGGTGCAGAGGGGTATTTTATCGAAATCAATTCGATAGAGGAGTTGTTAGAATTTAAGAAAAAAGTTGGAAACGAGCTGATAATTACTTCTGCATTTAATAACGAGTCAATTCCAGCTATTGAAATTTATAACTACTACAGGGAGTGAACAGAATGATACCAAAATTTAGAGCGTGGATAAAAAAAGATAAAGAGATGATTGATGTAGATGACCTTCTTGTTATTGACTATGACCTTACACAAATAATGACACAACAAGTCTTTTTTGAAAGAGGTCTTGCAGTTGAACGAGATATAAAATACTATGATTTTGAAGATATTGAGCTTATGCAATCAACAGGACTCTTTGATAAACATAACAAAGAGATCTTTGAGGGAGATATAGTTCTGGTTCTTGATAGTCCTTATACTGTTTTTTACGATATCGAAAAAGGAAGTTATCGTTTGAAACCACACGATGACCGCTGGAATGTTGATTATATGTCTAATTTTTCGCATGGCGGAAATTTTGAAGTCATTGGAAACATCTACGAAAATCCTGAACTTTTGGAGGTTAAATGATGGCAAATGAGCAAAATATTTTAGAGACACAATTGATTTTAGGTAAGCAAGTTTTAGAGATTATCTTTGATCTATTGAAAGATGAAACTAAAATTGGATCAGTTTTACCTTTAAACATAAATGATTATGGATTTAAAATTACAGTAGAAAAAGAGGTGCTAGAATGAGTTACAATTTGGAAATTTTAGTAAAAATAGAAAATGGTCAATATGTCTATATTGATGAACCTAGATATAGTTCGCCTACCTATAATCTTGGAAAAATATTTAGGTTGGCTATGGATTGGGATTTTGATCAAGGTACTATTTACAATGTTGCTGATATTTTTGAAAATATTCAACGTGGTATAACTGAATTGAAAAAGAAACCTGAAAAATATGTACAATATGAACCTGAAAATAGATGGGGAACAGTTGAAGACGCTTTAGAAGTTTTAAAGTCATTGAAAGAGTGTATTTTAGACTTAGAACTAGATATTGATACAAAATATTTATATGTGAGGTGGTAAAAATGAAACGCTTCTTAATCGGCTATGCCTTACTTACTACTTGCTTGCTGTTCATGCAGCGTGAAGCACAAAAACCCTTGCTAGTCTATCATGCTGATAGTAAGTATGCTATTACTGGCAAGGTTACGGAAAAACGAAAAATCGGAAATCTTTTCACTATCACGGTAAATGGTAACGTGTTTGTGGTGAGTGAAGAACGATATAAAAATATTGAAGTAGGAGAAGAGGTAGAAATTTGAAATTTCTTGATTTATTCGCTGGCATAGGTGGTTTTCGTTTTGGGATGGAAAGCGCCGGCCATGAATGTATTGGATTTTGTGAGATTGACAAATTCGCTAGAGCCAGTTATAAAGCAATACATAACACAGAAGGAGAAATAGAACTACATGACATCACAGCAGTATCAGACGAGTCTATTCGAGGATTCAGAAGTGTGGACGTTATCTGTGGAGGATTTCCGTGCCAGGCTTTCTCAATTGCGGGACACAGACGAGGTTTTGAAGATACACGAGGAACTTTGTTCTTTGAAATCTGTCGGTTCGCATCTATTCTCAGACCTAAATATTTATTCCTTGAAAACGTCAGAGGATTGCTCAACCATGACGGGGGGGCTACATTTGAAACCATCGTCCGAACCTTGGACGGATTGGGGTATGATGTGGAATGGCAAGTGCTTAACAGCAAGAATTTTGGAGTCCCACAAAATCGGGAGCGTGTGTTCATTATCGGACATCTTAGAGGACAACGTACCAGAAACATTTTTCCTATCAGCGGAGAAGGTCAGTCAATTAGTAGCCAATCAGTCGTAAAAATTGGCAATGTAAATCCATCTGGGAATGGTATGAATGGAGAAGTCTATCAGGCTGATGGTCTAGCTCCCACACTTACAACAAATAAGGGAGAAGGTCAAAAGATAGCTATACCTGTACTAACACCAGATAGAGCGGAGAAACGACAAAATGGGCGCAGATTTAAAACAGATGGAGAGCCTATGTTTACGTTAACTGCTCAAGATAGGCATGGTGTTGTTGTAGGGAATGAAATCAAAAAGTTTGGAACAATCGAGCCTAATTTCAATCAGAGCGGTGTGGTCTATGAAACTGATGGTATCGCACCAACAATCAGAGCATATCAAGGCGGAGGTCTTGAACCTAAAATCATCCAGCGCGGTCATGGTTATAATCGAGGCGGAGAACATAATATCGCTCCTACCTTGACAAGTAATAGCTATCACGAAAATAATGTTTTAAAAATAACAGAGGCAACCTCTCAAGGGTATGCAGAGGCTACAGTTGGCGATAGTATAAATCTATCTCATCCAAACTCTAAAACAAGGCGTGGTAGAGTTGGTAAACAGATTGCAAACACCCTACTGACTGGAGAAAGTCAAGGGGTGGTTGAGCCTGATTTCAGAATTAGAAAGCTGACACCTCGTGAGTGTTGGAGATTGCAAGGTTTTCCAGACTGGGCTTTTGACAAGGCTCAAGAGGTAAATAGCAACAGTCAATTATACAAACAAGCAGGAAACAGCGTGACAGTAAATGTTATTGCTGCAATAGCAAAGGAGTTAAAATGAACACTTTAGAAAATGTTAAGAAATGGTTTATTGACCGTGACCTTGAAAACGGTGGACGATTAGATAAGCAGTCACTTAAACTCAGTGAAGAATTCGGTGAGCTATGCGCAGGTTATCTCAAGAAGAATGAGAAGTTGACAAAGGACAGCATTGGAGATTGTGCAGTCGTGATTGTCGGTCTGGCCTTGCTGATAAAAGAGGATGTGCATAAGATTTTTGAGGAATCGGAGTTTGTAGAAGATAGAAATGTGACGAAATGTTTAAATTGGTTAAATACTAACATTAGTAGTTTTCAATTACGTCAAGGCTCAAGGCAAAGAAAATATTGTCGATTCAACCTAGTGAGCTCGATTAGTTATTTAAAATCAATCAGCAATGCGCTTGGATATGATTTTGACGAATGTTTTGAACTAGCTTACCAAGAAATCAAAGACCGAAAAGGTCGTTGGATTGATGGCTCGTTTGTCAAAGAGGAGGATTTTGCATGATAACAAGATTCAGAGCGTGGGATACCACAAAAAAAGAAATGTTTAAAGATACTTTCGCAATAACAGAAAGCGGTCAAGTTGTAGTAGTTGAACAGGAGGACGTCATGTCCCCTCCAGATTATGTTTTTGTTGATCATCTGGTCATCATGCAATCGACAGGACTCAAGGATAAGAACGGTAAGGAAATCTTTGAGGGGGATATCCTTGATTACAAAGGCAGAAAAGTACTTGTAAGTTGGCACGGTTCTTACGCAAGTTTTATTTACAGATTTGTAGATGAACTGCAAGAAAGGGTTTCGGAATGGCATCCACTATTTCTGGCTTATTATCACTTTGAAATCATCGGTAATATTTATAAAAACCCAGAGCTTTTGGAGGCCAAGGAATGAGATATTTTAAAATCCTATGTGTTGTTTTACTTGCTTCCTTACTCGTAGCATGTCACCAGATTTCGAGTGGGACAGTGGTAGATAAGTACATTGATGAACCTCACACAACGTTTATACCTGTTATGAATGGTAAAAGTTCGGTACTTGTGCCGATCAGAACCAAAAGAAAATACATTCTGGTCGTTTCAGGATATGCAGGTAATAAGCAAGTTGAAGAAACATTTGAAGTGACAGCTGAGGAATACATACGCTATGAAATCGGTAATACTTTTATACAAGATGCCGTTTTAGAGAATAAGGAAGGGGATAAACAATGAGACCTTGTAAATATCCGTATTTAGGAACTACAAAATCAAAAGAAACAACTAAAAAGGAAAAGCTAGAACTTGTGGCGTTTTCAAACATAGCCATCAGAAAAGATTTGCTCAGGCATATCTACACGGTTGTCAAAAACCATGATGGCTCTACTATTATTTATTTCAGGATCCCTAAAATTCTTGGATACGAGGAACAAAGAGCCAAGATAAATCTTAGCTTTGAAGAAACAGTGAAGATAATCAACGGAGCTTGAACATGGATAGACTTGAAAATGAATACGCACTTTATAAAGGCGATACTTTTATCACTTGTGGCACGTTAAAAGAAATCAGCGTAGAGACTGGGATTGCTATTGTTACACTGGTTTCTTATGCTTCGCCATCGTATAAAAAGAAAAATCCAAATGGTAAACAACTAATAAAAGTGGATTTTGAAAAATTAAGCGACCAACAATGCGAGCGATTTGCGTTCATGATGAAGCAAAAAAGAATAGATAATAAACTATCGAGAAGTGAATTAGCTAAAAAGTTAGGTTACTCTTACGCAGAAATAATGAAATGGGAAAAGAAAATAAAAAAACCTAATCTTTATATAGTTGAAGATGTAGCGACATTTTTTAATATCCCTGTAAATGTTTTGATTGGTGAGAAATAAAAAAGCCAAAACACTCTCTGTCTCAGCTATAATCTCAATAATATTATTATACCACAAAGGAGATAGAGAGTGAACAAGGCTAAAGAGTTACTTGATGAACTACAGAATTTGGATGAAGAGATACAGAATCGAATAGACGAGCTTGCTAATCTTGAAGCTAGTTTACTTTCTAGCCCTAAAATGAGCATGGATAAGGTTCAAGGTGGTCAGAAGGTTCGATTAGATGAACGTTACATCGATATTTTTAGCATGCAAGATTCCTTGAAAGAGTACATGAAGCAAGCAACTGCTGAAGCTATCCAGCGCAGAATTGAGCTCAGTAAATTGATTGATAAAATGCCTAAGCCTGCAAGTCGAACAATTCTAAGGATGGTGTATATTCAGAAAGCGAACGTGTATGATATGATTGAATTTTTACAATGCAGCAAGACCACTTTTTACAAAAAGAAGAAAGATGCAATCCGTGAATTGGGTGTTGTGGTTGATAAAAGCGAACTAATGTGAACTAATGTGAACTAATGTGAACTAGGTTGAAGCGCACTGGTCTAACAATCGTGCTATTATAGTATTATCAAGAATTAAGGGTAAGGCAGTAAGCTTTACCTGACATGGAGAGTTGGCAGAGTCAGGTTGAATGCGCCCGTTTGCTAGACGGGTGGTCGCCTATGTGCGGTCCGTGGGTTCAAATCCCACACTCTCCTTTGAGTATTTTGTGTTCCAGAATGGGGTAGGCAGTAGGCTTAGCATTCATAAATTACTCATTAACTTATTAAATGGTCGGCAGTAGCGACTGGACCTTGCATGATTGCATGGCTACTTATATCCTAGGTAAGTTATAAGCTAGAGGGTTTGATTCCCTCAGAGGTTGTAATGACTACAAAAAAATAAAAAACAAATATAATATCTATCAGTTCGCAAGGTCAGTAGTCGCCTTGCAGTAAGTCACTCATTGAGTGGCTTTTTTGATTTTTCGAATGGAGGTGATGGAAAATTGAATGAATTAACGATAAAACAAAAGAGATTTGCAGATGAGTACATCATCTCAGGCAATGCGACAGAAGCTTATAAAAAAGCAGGTTATCGCGCTTCTAGTGATAGAGTGGCAGGTGTTGAAGGGCACAAGTTACTAAAGAATCCTAAGATTAAAACCTATATAGATGAACGATTGAAACAGCTTGATTCTGAAAAGATTGCAGATCAGCAAGAAGTTCTTAGTTATCTAACTTCAGTCATGCGAGGAGAGACGCAAGAACAAACTCTATGCAGCATCGGTGAACTTGGCCAACAGGTCATCGATATCGACGTCGGAGCTAAAGATAGAATCAAGGCAGCCGAACTTTTAGGTAAACGTCACAGGCTTTGGACTGATAAAGTAGAGGCAGACGTTTCTGGAACGGTGGTGTTTGCAAATGAGTCAGACATACCAGATTAAACAGAACGATATTGTTATAGACCTACCTAAGATGGTTGGAGCTGGATATGGTCAGTTCTGGCGCTCAAGAAATCTTTACCGAGTTGTAAAGGGCTCCCGTGGTTCGAAGAAGTCGAAGACGACTGCTTTGAATTATGTTACCCGTATTTTAAAATACCCATGGGCTAACTTACTTGTTATTCGTAGATACTCGAACACAAACAAGCAATCGACCTACACAGATTTCAAGTGGGCAGCTAACCAACTGAAAGTCGCTCATAAGTTTAAATTCAACGAATCGTTGCCTGAAATAACGGTCAAGGAAACAGGTCAGAAGATTCTTTTCCGTGGTTTGGACGATGAGTTAAAAATCACATCTATCACGGTTGATGTAGGCATCTTGTGCTGGGCATGGTTTGAAGAAGCGTACCAAATCGAAACCGAAGACAAGTTCAGTACAGTCGTCGAATCTATTCGTGGTAGCTTAGATGTACCTGATTTCTTTAAACAAATCACGGTCACGTTTAACCCGTGGAACGAGAGGCACTGGCTCAAACGTGTCTTCTTTGACGAAGAGACGAGACGGGGTGATACGCTATCGCTCACGACTACCTATCGATGCAACGAGTGGCTTGATGAAGTCGATATCAAACGCTATGAGGATTTGTATCACACGAATCCAAGGCGTGCGAGAATTGTTTGCGATGGCGAATGGGGTGTTGCTGAAGGTTTAATCTACAACAACGTGACTGTCAAGGACTTTGACAAAGATGAGCTTCTTCAAAATCCTGATAACAAGTTGTGCATTGGCCTTGACTTTGGTTTCACTCACGATCCAACCGCTTTGTGTTGCTCGCTCATAAACGATACGACAAAAGAGATACATATCTTTGATGAAGCGTATAGAGTCGGTCTGATAACTAAAGAGGTTGCTAAGATGATAAAGGACAAAGGTTATCATCGCTCGACAATCATCGCAGATAGCGCAGAGTCTCGTCTGATTGAAGAACTCAGGTCAGAACATGGCATATCTCGAATAAAAGAGAGTAGGAAAGGTAAGGATAGTATCATGGCAGGCGTATCCAAATTGCAAGGATACGCTATTTATGTGCATCCGAATTGTGAACATATCATGGATGAATTTTATAGCTATTGTTATCAACGAGATAAAGAAGGTAATTGGTTGAACAAGCCAGAAGATAAGAACAACCACTTGATGGACGCGCTACGATATAGCCTTCAATGTATTGAAGGTGTCAAAGCTACTGTCCGCAGGCGGTCAGATTTTGGTTTATAGAAAGGAATTAAATGTATCAGATTTTAACCTATCCGAGAGAAGGATATGATGAAACAGCTTTGAGTAAAGAATTGATTTATAAGCTGATTCAGAAACACACACAAGAACGCCAGCATTTGAAGAAACTTAAAAGCTACTACATGGGCGAACATGCTATTTTAAAACATGAGCGACGAAACAAGAATGCTCCGAACTTCAAGACAGTAGCAAATCATGCGAAGGATATTGCAGACACGGCCACAGGTTACTTCATGGGCAACGCTATTAAGTATAATAACACTGCGGATGGCGATATCGAGTCCTTGCTTGTAGCATTCGACGGCGCTGAGATTGACCAGGTAGATACACAAAACGCATTGAACATGTCTATCTACGGACGTGCTTACGAATACATCTATGCAAAAGAAGGGCTGACTGAACTCGATTCGACTAGCGTAGATCCTGAGAATGTATTCCTGGTTTATGATGATAGTATCGAACGCAAGGTTCTTTTTGCAGTGTACTACTACGAAATCAAGGATGATACGAGGGATGCTACCAAGTATCAAGCGGAAGTCTTTACTCAAAATCTGCACTATCACATTGTGCTGCGTGATTCAAGCAAAGGAACTACACAGAACGAGCAAGCAGAACCACACAATCTTGGACAGGTTCCAATCATTGAATACCGAAACAATCAATTTGCGATTGGTGATTACGAGCAACAGATTAGCTTGATTGATGCTTACAACTCACTGATGGGCAATCGTGTAAATGACAAAGAACAAGCAGTCGAGTCTATTCTCGTATTGTACGGTGCGCAATTGGCTGATAACCTGGAAGATGCCAGAAAAGCAATGAGTATCCTTGTTGAAGAAGGTCTTTTGGAGTTGCCAACAGATGCCAAGGCTGACTTCTTAAATAACGCTCTGGACGAGAGCGCGACTGAAATCTTGCGTAAAGCTCTGAAGGAAGACATCTACACATTTAGCCATGTGCCGAATTTGACAGATGAGAGCTTCGCAGGGAATACTTCGGGCGTGGCCATGGAATTTAAGTTGCTAGGTCTTGAGATGATAACTAAGACGAAAGAAGCAAACTATAAGCGAGGTCTTAGACAGCGTATTGCTATCTTCGCTCATTACATGGGTATACAGCAGATTGCCCTTGAGGCGCATTCGATCGTGCCACAATTTAGCCGTGGATTGCCTAAAAACTTGCTTGAATTGTCACAGGTTATCAATAATCTTGAAGGTAAGGTCTCACTTCGTCAGCTTATTTCGCTCTTGCCATTCGTTGAAGATCCTGATGCTGAACTTGAAAGTCTTGAGGAAGAGAAAGAAAAGAATAAGGACCGTGTGCCGTTCTTTAACCAGGCTAACACGAAGCTAGACGATGAGGTAGCAGATGAAGAACAAGGACTATTGGACCAAGAGGAAAGCTAATCTCGTCTATGAGCAGATGGACAAGGCTGAAACGCAAGCAGACAAGTTTGACGAGATTTACAAGCAATCTAAAGCCTATTTAGACAAGCAAATCAACAAGGTCTTTGACAAATTCCAACGTGATTATGGGTTAAGTGAGCGTGATGCTCGTCATGTTTTGAAAAATATGAAGGACCAGAAAGACCTGAATGAACTTCGTAAGGTTCTTGAAGCTAGACCGAACGACCCAAACATTCAACGATTACTTGCTGATTTGGACAGCCCAGCCTATGCCTATCGTATGAAGCGTTTAGAGCGTCTAAACGATGACTTGGACCGCATGCGTGAGTCAATCTATCATTCAGAGAAGAAAGGCTCAGATGCTTTTTATAGTGACCTCATGAAAGATAGCTACTACAAGGCTACATTTGACTTGCAGCAGCAGACAGGACTAGCTTATAGCTTCTCTAACTTACCTGAAACAGAAATCAAACGTCTACAAGCTCTAAAGTGGACAGGAGATGCCTATTCGGATAGGATATGGGAAAACACAGGGGTGCTCGCTTCAAGCGTGAAAGACGAGCTACTAGTAAGTCTTATGACCGGTCGTAGTGTAAGAGATACATCTCAAGCAATAGCTGAACGATTTGAAGTCGGTCAAAACAAAGCAAGGCGCTTGGTTCGTACCGAATCAGCGTTCTTTCATAACCAGATGGAACTGCTCAGCTATGAAGATGCTGAAATCGAGCAGTATCGCTTCGTAGCAGTATTGGATAAGCGCACGTCACACATTTGCCAGGAGCACGACAACAAGGTTTACGATACGGACAAGGCTGTACCTGGTGTCAACTACCCACCTTTACATCCATGGTGTCGGTCTACAACCATCGCACACGATGACGATATCGATTACAGTAAATTAGAACGCAGGGCAAGAAATCCCGAGACAGGAAAAGCAGAGTACGTACCTGCTGATATGACTTATAAAGAGTGGTATTCTAAGTACGTTGCCCAAGACGAGAAAAACATTAAAATTGATTTTTCTAAACTTACCTCAGAAGAAATTAACAATCTTGATTTTGACGATCTTATGAAATATTATGAGTGGGTCGAAGAGCAAGAGGAGCTAAAAGCGAAACAAAAAGAATTACAGGCAGAAGCAGAGAGAAAACTTTTAGAAGAACGAGAAAGCAAAGTTCCTAAAACTCGTCGGGACTTAGTCTCACGTATAGAAGAGAAACTTCGGACGACGAATTTTGTAGATTCATTTGGCGAACAACATACTCAAGGATTATTGAGAGAATTGCGTTTCTTCCCGAATGATGATTTTGTAAATTCTGTCTACGGTTCAGTAGATAAATTATCATTTGCTAGAACAAGAGAAATGAACTCTCGTGTAAGTGCTACAAAAGTCTATCTTTCAAAAAGCGATTTTGTTTACAATAAAAACCTTAACCAAAAAGCGTACTCGGTAGTTTTGCACGAGTTAACGCACGGCGTTGATAATATTGCAAGTTATTTCGGGGCTCCAGAACTGGGAGCGAAAGCATTCAGTAGTCAGTATGACTTGTACAATGTCATAAAAAAAGATATGGACAATTATATTTTCGGAGACATGAAGCTCAAAAGAGGGGCTTCAACAGAAGAAAAGATAGCGTTCTTCAACCTTCGTCAATCTAAAGTACGAGATTTCAAATTGGAATTATATGAACTGGCAAAGAAACTAAACCCGGAAATTCATCCTGAAGCAAATGCAGAAGTTACCGTATTTGCTTCAGATATGATGAGTTCATTCAGAAGCGCAGAATATGGAAGTCAAGTCTTCGAACATGAGGATAGTTATTGGAAAGATAAATCCAATCGAGGGATGGAGTTTCTTGCAGAATATACTCAAGCACAAATGACGCCTGAAATAAAAACATTTTATGACAAAGTTTTCCCAAATTCTGTTAAAATATACAACAAGATATTTGAAAATATTTCAAAATTGAAATTAGAAAACAAAAAGCCGATTGTTTGGTAAGGAGGTCAGGATGTTTTTTTGGAAAAACGAAGAAATTTATAAACAATTCAAAGAAATTGGAGAGCGATACAGAAACCATTTTGGAGAAGATTTCCCGGTATATCTGATAATTCCTTTCGAGGTAACCGAGGAAGTTCTTTTAAAATATAATTCAGTCGTGGATTCGTGCATTAAGAAAAATGAAGCGTTTGAAAAACCGATTGATTATGATGATAGAAAATATTAAGCACCTAGAAAAATCTAAGTGCTTTTTTCGTGCTCAGAAAGGAGGAGCTGATGTTTATTTGGGAATGGGTGTCAATCGCTTTTGGGTGGTTGGTGTTCTTATTGCTGGTATCTTTTATCTTTTTGTTTATAAAAAATTTAAACAAAGAGTTCAAAAACAGAAAGTAGGTGATCCGACATCTTGACTGGCAGGAATAGACTGCTATAAATCACTGTAAATTGCTATAAACCGTATCAGATTTGATGCGGTTTTAATATTGTCCAAACTGTACCGATGACAATAAAAGCTGTACTGTTCCGTCGCCGGACGTAAAGCGAGATTATCGAGTGGCGACGTAATCGCTGGAGGACAATTATGTCAGAAGAAATCAATGCAACTGTATCTACTGAATCAACTGAGACTGTCGACACTCAAGAAAATGTTGATACAGTGCAAGAAGAAAAGCACGAACGAACTTTCACTCGTGCCGAAATCGGTAAGATGCTATCTGCCGAGCGCTCTAAATGGGAAGCTGAGCAAGAAGCCAAGGAAAACGAAGCTAAGAAACTTGCCAAAATGAACGCTGACGAGAAGAAAGACTATCAGCTAAAACAACTAGAGCAAGAATTAGCTAATCGCGAACAAGCGATTGCTCGCAAGGAATTGACCGCAGAAGCTAAGACGATGATAAGCGAACGTGGCTTACCAGTTGAATTAGTAGCCGTGGTTGATTTGTCAAACGCTGAAGCCGTGGCTGAATCAGTCGCAAGCATTCAGAAAACATGGGAGGATGCAGTCCAAAAAGGTGTATCTGACCGAATGAAAGGCAGCGCACCTATCAAGACAGCACCACAACAATCAACAGGGCTCTCAAGAGCTCAATTTTTCCAAATGAGTCATTCAGAGAAGGCTGCATTGAAACAGTCAAATCCTGAATTGTATAACTCGTTTTTGAATTAATTAAAAAAGGGGAATTTAAAACATGACACAAACTAAAATTGCAAATCTAGTAAATCCTGAAGTAATGGGAGATATGATTGCAGCTAAACTACCAAAGAAATTGCAAGTGATCCCATTTGCAGCAATCGACCGTACGCTTGAAGGCGTGCCAGGAAACACAATCACAGTACCATCTTACACTTATATCGGTGATGCTGAAGACGTAAACGAAGGTGTAGAAGCTGGCGTTGTAGTCCTTGGTACATCTACTAAGACTGCTACAATCAAGAAGGCTATGAAAGCTGTTGAATTGACAGACGAAGCTGTTCTTTCTGGCTATGGTGACCCAGTAGGAAACGCAGAAAACCAACTCGCACTTTCTATCGCATCTAAAATTGATAACGATGCAATGGATGCTCTTTTAAAAACAAACACTCGCAAGCATGACTCTAAAACAAAAGCAATCAGCTATGATGTAATCGTAGATGCTATTGATTTGTTTGAAGAAGAAGTTAATACTGAAAAGGTTATGTTTGTTAATCCAAAACAAGTAACAACTCTTCGTAAAGATCCTAACTTCATCTCAGCTGATAAATATCCAGCTAACGTTGTCATGTCTGGAGAAATTGGTACAATCGCTAACACTCGCATCGTTCCAACTAAGAAGGTTACTCTCGATACAACTAGCGCATTCTACACTTGCCCAATCATCAAACTTACTCATGATGACGAAACTGAAAAAGACACTGCAGCATTGACAGTCTATCTTAAACGTGATCCAAATGTCGAAGTAGACCGTAAATCATTGAAACGCTCTACTGAAATCTCAATTGATGAGTTCTACACAGTGGCTGTTTCAGACGATTCTAAAGTCGTGCTTGCAGAAATCAAGAAATAAGGTCTGACCCATGAAAGTCAGAGTCAAGCAAGCGTTCAATGATTGGCAAGCGCAAGTGGTTCGCCAAGAGAATGAAGTCTTTGAGATGACAGAAGAACGTTTTGACAAACTGTCGCATAATCTCAAGGAAGGGTTCTCGGTTGATATCGCAGATGTCCTTGAAATCATTGAAGAAGAAACCGAAACACAAGGAGACGAGACGACTCCTTTAGATTAGGAGGTCTTATGGAACTTGAAAAACTAAAAACATTTACTGGCGAGAGCGACGAGACAGTCCTCTCGTCTTTGATTTTACGGGCAGAAAATATCATTTTATCAGAAACTAATCGAGACAATCTAACGCCTGCGCTTGAAAGACTTATCCCAGAGCTTGTAATCGAGCTCTACAATCGTTCAGGAAGCGAGGGAGAGCAGTCAAGAAGCGAAGGTGGTATATCTGTTACTTACGGAGAAAACGGATTGTCTATGGGGATTTTACAACGTATTCGGATGCATCGCTTAGCGAGGGTGGCAGGCCATGTTTTTGAAAAAGAATAGACTGAAACCTTATAACCTCAAACGATTCAAGAAAATCGTGACAGACGAAGGGATTGCTAAAGAAGGATATGCGGATGAGCTTGAAGAAGTGAGGCTTGAATTGTGGCCGGCTAGTAGCAAGCTACAATCTGAAATCTATGGTGAACGATTGAATGATATCCTGAATGCGAATGCGAGCAAGGATGCAGATATAAACGTCAAAGACGGAGTCTGTATCGATAGTAAGACAGAGGTCACGCATCGGGTTATTTCAAAAAAAGTATACAGTCAGCATCAGGTTTTGGAGGTAGAGCGTGTCAGGTTTAATCGGAGCAGATAGCTTAATAGCTAAATGCCGTAAGCTCTACGGAGCAAAGACTAATGAGTTTGTAGGCCAAGCGGTCTTGCATGCTGGTAAGACAATCGTTCAACCTGAAGCGAAACTCAGAGCGCCAGCGAATGAAGGCGAGTTGAGGAATAGCATCAGAGTAAGGTTGAAAGTGAACGGCAACAAGATATCAAGCGAAATATTCACGAATTCAGACCACGGCGCATATGTCGAGCTTGGAACGGGTCCGAAAGGACTAGCTAATCATTCGGGTATATCGCCTGAAGTGAGCGTGTCGTATCGCTCTACGCCTTGGTATGTGCACGAAGACCAAATCAATGTAGGACCTTACCACTTTGCGAAAAGAGGCGAGTTCTACAAGATGTATGGTCAACCAGCTCAACCTTACTTATATCCTGCTTTGAAGGACAACCAGGAACGTGTATCAAACAACATCTCAAAATACGTTAGTAGAAAGATTAGAGAACAGATAAGATGATTAATATTAAACCAGTTATTTTTAAAGAATTGCAGAAGGTCGCAGATAATGTGACCGATACTTATCCGGACGATTGGGAGAACTTCCCGGTCGTCATTTTTTTGGAAGAACAAAACAAACCAGGTGAATGGTTTGACGATGAAGAACAGAAGTCGAATATCCGCTACAAGGTTGATATATTCGACAAAGATAGTACAAGCAACTTAGCGGTTGAAATCAATAAGATTTTCGCATCGTTAGGATTGCGAAGAACTGACTGTCAAGACGTGCCTGATCCGTCGCATTTGCGTCATAAGCTGATGCGATTTGAAGGTATTGTTGACCTTGACTCTGAGCTTGTTTATCAATATAGAATGGAGAATTAATACATGTTAGCAAACGGAATTACGCTGTCTTATGGGACAGCTAAAGGAACTTACACAAAGCTTGCAGGACTTAAGGAAGTGCCTGAATTCGGTATTGAACCTGAAAAGGTTGAAAACACCACCCTTGAAGACAAGGTTAAAAAATATGAATTCGGTATTGGCGATGCTGGAGAACTTGAGTACAAATTCGCTTACAAAAACGACGGGGCAAATGCTCCTTACCGTGTACTTCGTACAGCAGCAGACAACAAGACGAAACTTTACTTTAAACAAGCATACCCAGACGGTACCGAGGTCCAATTTGAAGGACAGGTATCTGTCAAACTTGGCGGTGGTGGTGTGAACTCTGTTATTGAGTTTACTCTGAAGATCGCATTGCAATCTGAACTTGAATTTAAAGACGGAATTGGAGGTTAATGAATGGCTCTACCATATACGACATGGAAGATCAGTGAGGACAAGGAGTTGAAACTCCGCCTCACTTCCTTACAAGGAACTAAAGTTGAAGAAAAAATCGGGGCTAACTTGTTAAAAGTGTTTATGCCTGAGAAAGGAGAGGAGTTTACTCTGCCACCTCTCAAGGTCATGTTACTTTTGACCCACGGTGCGCTTCAAAAATTTGAACACGGGATCTCATTTGAAGATACATCTGACCTTTACGACGAGTATGTCGATAATGGTGGAGACCAGGCAGCGTTCATGGCGGATGTTATCTTGCCATTACTCCAAGTTTCGGGTTTTATGCCACGGGAGAAACCAAGCAAGAAGAAAGCTCCCAAGAAAACCAAACTGGAAGTAGTCGAGTAGAACAGACTACGGTTAATTCTATAACTGAAATGGTTGAGAGGCTTTACCCTATGTTTCTAGACATCGGGGGAGAGCCTCTTGTTTTTTGGGATTTAACGGTTCTTGAAATCAGAGACATGATTGAAAGTTATAACCGTGTTAGGATCCAAAAACAAAAAGACAAAATTATTGAGTCGTACAGGCTTTCGCAAATGATTGCTAATAATGTTTCTTTGTTACTCTCGAAAGATGCTAAACCGCTTGAGGTTTGGGACTATGCCCCTGAATTATTCCAGGAAGAGAGAGAACAAGTCGAGAAGGCAAGGCAACAAGAAGAAATGCAATTGCATAAAGAATGCATGCGCATGTTTGCTGAAAGTCACAACAGGAAATTTAAGACGAAAGGAGAATAAATGGGAGTTACTCTTGATGAGCTCAAGGTTATGATCGATGCTGAAATTGCGCCTTTCAAAAATAAAATGAAAGAAGTAGAGAACAGGGTCAAAGATGCATCTGGTAAGGTGCAAGAGTCAACTAACAAAATCAAAACTCAGTCAGGATCCATGCTAGGCGTTTTTGGTAAATTAGCTAAATTCGCTGGTTTTGCTTATCTTGGTAAGAAATTGTTAGATGTCGGCATGTACTCTACGCAGATGGCTCTTGAAGTCACGGCATCAGTCAACCAAATCAAGCGCCAAATGGGTGAGAGCTCGCAGACATTCTTAAAATGGGTAAATGACAACGCAAATGCTATGAATATGGGCGTTGGTGAAGCGACAAAATACGGGGCGGTATATTCAAACCTATTTTCTGGTTTTATCAAAGACTCAAACAAGCTGAGCGCCTACACTGCTAAGATGCTTCAGACATCTGCAGTTGTAGCTGAAGGTTCAGGTCGTAGCATTACAGATGTCATGGAGCGTATTCGCTCTGGTTTGCTAGGGAACACCGAAGCAATTGAGGACCTAGGAATCAACGTTGGAGTAGCTATGATTGAGTCCACTGAGGCTTTCAAGCGTTTTGCAAATGGTCAAAGCTGGAACCAGCTAGATTACCAAACACAACAACAGATTCGTTTAATGGCGATTTTGGAGCAGGCGACTGCTAAATACGGAGATACACTATCAAGCTCTGTAAATGGTAGCATCAGTTTGTTCAAGTCGTTGCTGAAAGACTCAGCTCTCAACATCGGCAACGCCTTCTTACCGATTATCAACGCTATCATGCCTATCCTGAACTCGTTTGCTATGGTTTTGAAAAATGTTACTGGCAAATTAGCAGAGTTTATTGCCTTGCTATTTAACAAGAAAGCAACCGTTAAAGATAGCGGTGTAGCTAGTGCAGCAAGTAGCGCTGGCGATGCTTTAAAAGACGCAGCAGGCGGAGCTGGTGACCTTGCTGATGCCATGGATGATGCAGATGAAGCTTCAGGTGGTATAGCCGATAACTTGGACGACACTGCCAAGTCGGCCAAGAAAGCCGTTAAAGAGTTGCTAGGTTTAATGGGATTTGACGAGATCAACCTCTTAAACAAGAAGGACGACCCTGACGACGGAGAAGGTGCTGGCAAAGGTAGAGGTGGTGGCGGTGGCAAAGGTAAGAAAGGAAAAGGAGGGGGCGCACCTTTCAAAGACATCTTACCAGAAGTTGCTCTTACCGACATGGATAACCAGTTCAAGAGCATTTTTGATGGCCTTGGAGATAAGTTAAAAGGTTTATTTGATTATTTAGCGAAACTTTGGGATTTATTTAAAAAAGGTTTCTCACTATCGTTTAGATGGGACAGTCTTGAAAGACTGAAAAATGCGTTAAGTGGTATCTGGAAATCTATCAAGGATATCTTTGAAGACGGGACGGTCTTGCAAGCTGCAGCTCGCTTTGGGGAAAAGTTGGCTTTTGCGCTTGGTCAGACGGCTGGAGCGATAGCTAATGTCGTCATGGGTATTGCGGTATTTCTTGCTGAAAGTCTGAATAAATCTCTAAACGACACCAAGTGGGACATCAAATCATGGCTCATACGTATGTTTGATATTAATGGCGATACGATTGCTAGTATTGGGAATATTGCGCAAAGTATCGGTCAAATCTTCTACGACACCATTACAAGTGAACCTGCTACAAATATCGGTGCTGGTCTTATCTCTGCATTCACATACGCATTTATGGGCGTTACTGAACTTGTATCTAAATACACCAGAGATATTGTAAAACAGATTGAAAAAACAATCACGGGCAATCAAGGGAACATTACAGAAATGTTTACTGGTTTGCTCAAAACTGCAGAGCCAGTTGTCGAAGCTCTGGCCAGCACTATGAAGTCAATCTTTGAAAAAGCCAATAAAGTCTACGACGAACATATCAAGCCAGCAATTGACAAAGCTGGAGACTTATTCTCATCTATCGTTGAAACGTACACGACGGTTTGGAGTGAAAAAATCCAGCCTATTTGGGAAGAGATAGGTGTCGGTTTTGCAGATACAATTAAAAATCATATAGGTCCAGCGGTTGAGAGTTTCTTAGAATTTCTAGGTAGTATCGCTGACTTAACTGGAGCTGTATACGACAAACTTGAACCTTTAATCACTTTTATCATCGAGAGGGTTCTTAATGAGTTAGCGCCTCTAATCAAGCGCATGGGAGAAGAATTAAAGACGTTCTTTGATACAGTTTCAGATATTGTATCTGGTGTCATTGATATTATTAAAGGCATCATCGACGTGATAACGGGTATCATCAATGGAGATATGTCCAAAATCATTGAAGGTTTCTCTAGTATCTTTAACGGGGTGCTTGAAATCGTTGTAGCTATCTTCAAGGTGTTGTTGAACTCAATTATTAACATTTTGACGAACATCTGGAACTCAATTATTTCAACGTTCCAGAGCGCTTGGGATGGAATTACCAACATTCTAGGTGGTGCTGGAGAATGGTTCTCTAATGTATTTCAAGGTGCTTGGGATGGTGTAGTTAATATCTTTTCTAATCTAGGACCTTGGTTCTCTGAACGTTGGAGTGATGTTACTAACGCTCTATCGAATATCGGAACATGGTTCACAGACATGTTCCAGAAGGCATGGACTGGCTTGACGAATGTGTTTAGCAGTCTTGGTAATTGGTTTAGTGGAAGGTGGGCAGATGTCAAAAACGCCCTAGCCAGTGTTTCATCTTGGTTTGGAGATATCTTCACAAGAGCCTACAACGCAGTTACAAATGCGTTTAGTTCGATTGGTAGTTTCTTTAGTGGTGTCTGGTCTACCGTCAAGAATATCTTTGTAGGTGCTGGTCAAGCAGTTGGTAGCGCAGTAGGTGGAGCTTTTAGAAGCGCAGTTAACGCTGTACTTGGAACGATTGAAAATGTAGTCAATGGCTTCATCGGTATGATCAACGGCGTTATTGGCATGATTAACAAAATCCCTGGCGTATCTCTCGGTGGTATCGGATATGTAAGTCTACCACGATTAGCTCGTGGTGGTATTGTTGATAGTCCTACTGTAGCCATGATTGGTGAGGCTGGTAAAGAGGTCGTTATGCCTCTTGAGAATACAGGCTTCTTACAAACTATGGGACGCGTTGTAGGTGGTGCCGTAGTCAACGCTCTAGGTGGTGGCTTGACACAATCAAGTGGCTTCAGTGGCAGTGGTGACATTGTTATTCAAATCGGTGGGCACGAATTTGGTCGTGTGGCCATCCAAGAAATCAATCGAGAACAAGAACGTGCAGGACAAGTCTTGCTTAACATTTAAAGGGAGGTAAAATGGCACGCTTAATTATCAATGGGGTGGCTGTTAAGCCTCCCAAATCTTTTCAAGTCGGTATCCAAGACATAGACGGAGAAACAGGTCGTAACGCTAACGGAGACATGGTCCGTTACCGTATCACGACTAAGCGAAAATTAGACTGTGAATGGGGCATGCTGACTCAAGGAGAAATGAGTCAGCTTTTAAATGCCGTATCGCCTGAGTTTTTCACAGTGTCCTATCCTGACCCAATGTCAGGGCAAACCACAAAGACTTTTTACGTCGGAGACAGAACGGCTCCGAGCTACTCATTTACTGAGAAATTCAAGCCATGGTCTGGTGCTAAGTTCAATCTGATAGAAAGGTAGGTTTTTAAATATGGATGTATTCAGACGACAAAAATTCAACGAAGCAATGCTTTCTAAAAACCGAACCCTTGCTATCAGAGTAGGAAACTATCAATCTAGAGATATCAACGAGGCTAGTTTTGATTATGGCTATATCAAGGGTGATACCTACAAGCCAGGGGGGACGTGTGCAGGAAGTGCCAAGATTGTTTTTGCAAGCGTGATTACATCGTTTAGAAAGTTAGATAAAATTTACCCAGAGATTGGCCTTTTGGTTGACGGAACCTATGAATGGGTGAAGATGGGTGAATACTTCATTAACGACATTAAAATTGACCGCAACCGTAAAACAACCGAGCTTGAGCTTATGGACGGCATGTTTAAGTTGAACCGTGAACATGTCACAGATTTAACCTATCCAGCGGAAATCAGGCATGTCATCAAAGAAATCTGCTTAAAAACAGATATCAAACTTGCTAACGAAATCATGGGTATTGCATCCATGAATTACCGAATTGAAAGTACCCCTAAAGAAAAGAAAATGACATTCAGAGATGTTTTGAGTCTAGCTACTCAAATGCTTGGAATGTCTTGTTTTTTCAACCGAGAAGGGAAACTCGAAATTAAGGAATTAACTGACTCAGGTATCACGATTACAGCAGATAGTTACTTCATGCATGGTCTTACAAAGAGCGAGATTGAGTATCAAATTGCAGGTATTACTTGTAAAAAAGATAAAGAAACGCTCACGGTCGGATTGCGTACAGGTCGTTCATTGGAATTAGATAATCTGTTCATGTCGCAAGCAGTTTTGGATAACCTTTATCACAACATTAAAGATATTCGTTATTATCCGTTTAATTTGAATTACCAAGGCCATCTATTGCTGGACGTCGGTCAGTGGGTGACTATTAAGACAAACACGGGTGAAACCTTCAAATCGCCAGTATTGAGTCAATCGTTCACATTTAAGGGAGGTCTGCGCGGTCGTATTAGTGCCGATAGTAAAGCTGGGAATGATGCGCAATATTTGTACGCTGGTACAATTACCAAAAAGATTGAACAATTCAATGATTTAGAAGCTCAAATTCAAAACCAAATTGAAGAAGCTGATAAGGACTTCGACCGTAAGGTGCAAGTCATCAAAAATGAAATCACTGATGGCATCGAACAAGCTAAAGCTGTTGCTGAAGAGAATAAGAAGGCTCTATCCGATGAAATCGACAGGCGCTTTCACGAGTTCAGCTCGGAAAGATTCGATGAAGCAAAGAATAAAGCAGAAGAGGCTTTAAAAAAAGCTGGAGTGATTGAGGATTTAGCAAAAGAGGCCAAAAAAATCACAGATTCAACAAGAGAAAGTCTTGATGATTTTAAAACCCAAGCATACAACGTTTTCGTAACTGATAATCAGTTACGTAGCAATTTACTGGATGCTCAAACAAAATTGAAGAGGTCGATAAGAGAAGAAACAGACGAAAGTACTAGACAACGCTTTGAAGATTTCACAAGAGATAATGAAGCCAAACTAGTTGAATATAAACAAGGTATTGATGGGCGTTTCACAACCTTAGCTAGCCAGATAGCGGGAAAAGTAACGCAAAGTGGCCCGAATATGCTCAGAAATTCGAGGGCGGATGACGGTTTGAAATACTGGACAGAAGCAGACGGAAGATTAGGATTCACAGCTCATCCATTCTACTTCAATGGTCAAAAGCGTATGTTTGAACTACGACCAGGGGGCGTTGTTAAAAGCCCACGCTTTATTGTCAAACGAAATGCAGACTACATTTTTAATATTTTAGCTTTTGATAACAACTCAAAATATTTTAGAGTGTATTTCTGCAAGCGAAAAAAAGGCTCAAATGCGGAATTTGAAGAAAAACAATTGGTATTTGACGGTAGACCTCAATGGACAAATGGACCAGTATTTAGTAACGAAAAAACCGTTAAAAAATCCTTCAAATTTAATATTGGGGATTTTGATGACGGTTATCTGCAATTTGAGTACGATCGAAATAACCCTAATAAGTGGGGGGGTCTGTTCATGACTGAGCTTGACTTATACGAGGGCGACAATGACCGTAAATGGCAACCAGCGCCCGAAGATTCAGCAGAGCCTATTGAGGAAGTACGTACACAAGTCACGCAAAAGTTAGCCGAATATAAAGAAACCGTCGATGGACGTTTTGCTACAATTTCTAGTCAAATAAATAGTAAAGCTAGCCAGAGCGATTTCCAGCGGGTAAAGGAGACAAGTCAGCTATATGAGAGGATTTTAGGTACGACTGAGCAAGTCGTGGCAGATAACGCTTCAAGACTTGTAATGTCTAGTCAAATTTTTCAGACAGAAGTCAAAAAAATCACTGGAAGTAGTTATAATCTTGTGTTTGACCCTACTAATTTCAGCAAGTGGAAGAAGAAGCAATCTGAAGCGAATGTCATCGAAGTTCAATCTGACACTAAATTGCTAAGAATTACCAATAGTGGAAAACCTCAAGAAGTTTATCACGGTTTCGCATTGCCTCTTAATACCTCTACATTTACTGAAGGCGAAAAGCTCAGCTATCGCATGCAAGTATGGGTAGATGTATTACCAGATGCCCCTCTTGGTATCGAACTGTGGGCAGAAGATGGCGGTCTTGCATCCGATAGAGTCACCTTTACAAAAACTGGTATTCAAATAATTACAGGGACAATGACTGTACAAAGGACAACATCAAAAGCCAGAGAGTTCCCTCTTGAATTTTGGTTGATGAAGAACGGACAAGTCGCTATCGGTAAAGTATCTTTGGTACGTGGTGAAACACCTCCGCAAGAATTCAAAGATGATACTTCAACGCAAGATGTAGTCACACAAACAAAGGTCTCCCAACTCTTTGATTCATACGCAATACAGACATTGACTAACGCTGGAGCAATCGCTTCACAAATCAATACGAACGCTAACAATATCTTGATTGAAGCAGAAAAAATCCGATTAAAAGGTAAAACACTTGCTGATGAAATTACTGCTATTGATGGTTATTTCAAGCGTTTGTTTGTAGGCGATGCACGAATTGGAAAGTTAAACACGGATATCATTGAGTCTGATTCCATCACAGCCGATAAGGTTATTATGGACTCAGCCATGGCTAAGAAGATAGTATCAAGCGATGTGTTTACTGACCAGCTTTTTGCGAAGCGAGCCTTTATTAACCGAATTCAGAGTGTTGCGATTGATGCAAGTCAGGTTCGTTCAGGTATTTTAAGCGGTGATAGGATTTACGGTGGAACGATTAGAGGTGCGAATATCTTTGGTGGAACATTAACAGGACACACTAAAATCCAACTAGGTTCTTATGGTTCTTTTGATGCTCTTGACGGTGGTTTAAAGATTAACGTGCCACGAACAATTGATTCCAAAGATGGATTGGGAGTTCAATTTATTGGCTCTCCCGGCCGTGGAGAAAATGTCCCTTACGGTCTTTTCATCTATAAAGACTCAGACTTTACAAAGGGGAATACTGCTACTATAAGCGATGACTTTCTGTTGACAGTTGAAGGCTATATCAGCGCAAAAGGTATCGGCTGGCTACGGACCGGACGAGTAAGCATACATGGGAAAAACGCTGCAACAATCGGGCTTTGGAACTCAGACGATGTATCTTTGAGCTTTGGTGGCCCTGGAAATGATATCTATTATAGCTATAATGGGGTAGCATATAGCTTGTGGAATGTGATTAAGAAAGACTCCTCAGACAGACGTCTAAAAGAAAATATTATTGACTGTAATCACAAAGCTCTTGATTATATCCATCAATTCCAATTCAAGGAATACGACTGGAAGAAGCAAGAGGATAGACCGCAACAAGCACACACAAAGATTGGTTTGATTGCGCAGGAGGTTCAAGCGGTAGATCCCACGCTTGTTTATGAGAATGGAGACACGTTGAATCTGGACAATCTCAGACTAACAAACATCGCACTCAAAGCAATTCAGGAGCTTGCTCTTGAAAATCAAAAACTTACACACAGATTGGAGAATTTAGAAAATGAACGAACAAATCAGCAACCTAACGATTAAGTCGCTGAGCGATAAACTCAGCAAAGAAACTACTCAATCAGCTACGCTAGAAGCCTTATACACAGTGACTGCAATGGAATTTGAGCAGATGAAACGAATCATCGAATCAGACGAAGAGCTCAAAGCTAAATTTGAAGAAGTGAAAGGGCAAATGACAAATGGCAATTAACAACTACAATCTAGCATCAAAACCATATACTCGTGGTCTTGGAGATAGCACAGTCACAGTCGTAGAAATCCGATTATCAGAAGGTAATCGTTACAGCACCAACATGCGTGAGCTAACAGGAGACCGGACAAATGAACTGGAAGATGTTTTGATTCAAGATGTGCTGGATATCCTAAAAGCCGAGCTAGATCCAGGAAGCGCCATCGTCAAAACACAGGCGCAGCTTGAACAGGCCAATCAGAAGATTGCGCATAATGAAAGCGAGCAGAATCGACTCTCTGCGCTTGCAAATAAAATCGATAAAGTCGTACGTGTCATGGCACAGGATTCAATCATGGGCGAGAAAATCGCCTACGGAACAACCTACAAGGAACTTGTCGAACTCTTCCCATTTGCTGAAGAAGGCAAGGCCTATCAACCAGGAGATATGTTTGTCGTTGAAGATCCTGAACACGCTGAATTAAACGGCGAGGGCAAGCGTATCTTGATTCAGACAAATCAGGCTTTCACTTACAAAGGCGAATCTCTTAAACAACTTGAGGGTTCACCATCTCAAAATGGCCTTCTTGCAATTTGGAAGTGGGAAGGACAAAAGAATGGAAGTGAGCTTGGAACTGAAGCAGTGCCACGATAGGAGGTGTTTATGCGAGATTTACCATTTCATGAACTTATCGAACATCTGCAGAACCTTTCTTCCAGCCCCTACATCCATATCTTTTTTTGGTTAATGATCTTAGATATCGTAACGGGTTATATCAAGGCATTTAAGACTAAACGTTTTGATAGTAAGATTGGTACGATGGGATTGATTCGTCATTTCGTAGTATTCACGGTCATCTTACTTGTTGCGATGTATGCTCGATCGCTTGGTGTTCGTCCGCTAGGAATTACCTGGACGATGTTCTTCATTGCTAATTATTTAGGCTCTGTACTTGAGAATTGGGAGGCGATTGGTTGGGCGTTTCCAGAGTTCTTGAAGCCATATATCAATCAAATCAAAAAAGACAATGCTAGAAAACTAGGTCAATTACTAGTAAATATTGAGCAGAAAGACAAATTTGACGAAAAGGAGAAATAACATGCAACAGATTACTGAAATCATCACAAACGGAGCAATCAGCATCCTTGTCATTTTGGCAGGTATCGCAGTCAAAGCTGTCAAGGACTACCTGGTTCAAAAAGGTGGAGAAAAGACGGTCAAGATTATTGAAATCTTAGCCAAAAACGCAGTCAATGCAGTTGAGCAGGTATCATCTGAAACTGGCTATAAGGGCGAGGAGAAGCTGGAGCAAGCACGTATTAAGATTCGTGCTGAGCTTAACAAGTACAATATCAGCATGACTGACCGTGATCTTGATACATTCGTTGAGTCAGCAGTTAAGCAGATGAATGATGCTTGGAAAGGACAGTAGATATGGCAATAAACATTGAAACGGCTATTGCTTGGATGCAAGCCCGAAAAGGTAAAGTGTCTTATAGTATGGATTACCGTAACGGTCCAGACTCTTATGACTGCTCAAGCTCAGTCTATTATGCATTAAGAAGCGCAGGGGCTACATCGGCTGGTTGGGCGGTCAATACCGAGTATATGCACGATTGGCTGATTAAAAATGGTTATGAGCTCATTGCAGAAAATGTTGAATGTACTGCTCAACGTGGAGATATCTTCATTTGGGGCAAGCGTGGAGCGAGTGCTGGAGCATTCGGACATACTGGAATGTTCATTGACTCAGTCAACATCATTCATTGTAATTATGCTTATAATGGTATCTCTATCAATAGTCATGATGAACGCTGGTTATATGCTGGACAACCTTATTTCTATATCTATCGTTTAACAAATCCAAACGCTCAACCCGAACCAGCTAAGAAAGGCTGGCAAAAGGATGATAAAGGTTACTGGTTTGCTCGGGCTAATGGATCATATCCAAAAGCTCAATTCGAATATATCGAAGAAAACAAATCTTGGTTCTACTTCGATGAGAATGGATATTCTTACGCCGACTGCTGGTTGCATCATACTGATGGTAAGTGGTACTGGTTTGACAAGGACGGTTACATGGCCACGAGCTGGAAGAAAATCGGTGGGAAATGGTATTACTTCAATCGTGACGGTTCAATGCAGACAGGCTGGGTTAAATACTACGAGAAATGGTATTACCTCAATTCAGAAAATGGCGACATGGTATCAAATGCATTCGTGCCTTATAACGGAGGTTACTACCTACTATTAGAAGATGGACGTATGGCGGACAAGGAATCGTTCACAATCGAGCAAGACGGCTTGATCACTACGAAATAATTTAAAAAATAAAATGAAAGGAAAACTTTTCTAAAATGTGTATCTACCCCACAAGACTCGTTCTTGTGGGGATTTTTTTCGTTAAAAAGAGTAAGAAACATTGACTTTTTTAAAGAAAGATGTCATAATCAAGTTAATTCAAAAAAATATTATGGAGCTAGTAGGAGGAATTTGGTATGTTAAAAAATACAAAACAACCTCAATACTTTAAGTCTTTTTTACTTGGTATGACAGCAATTGTATTGCCTGTTTTTAGCTTTAATCAGAACATTTCAAAAGTAAAAGCTGATACAGTCCCATACTGGAAGAAAGTCAAAAGTGATTACAAGAAATCAACTATGGGCATTCAGAAAGAGGTAATGAAATTTGGATACCGAGAATAAAGATTTGATTGAAGTCAATAATATTGTTGATGAAGTCGAGCGCTTACCACATGAACAACGTCAAGTAGTTCTGCAGAAGTTGGAAATCTATCAAGGTGATTTACCTCATCCAGATATTCTTAAAGGGTATCAAGAGCTATATCCGGATGCTGCTAAAAAGATTATTGAGAATGGTATTACAGAGAGCCAACATCGTAGAGCTATGGAAGATAAATACTTATCAGGGAATATTACTTCTCATAAATTGGGACAGCTATTTGGCTTTTTAATTGCTCTTGTTGTTATTATTGGTGGAATTTACTTAATAGCGACAGGTAAACAAATTGCAGGTAGTGTGTTAACTGGAACTACTGCGCTAGGGCTAATTGGTTTGTTTACAGGGAATAATCAAAATAAAAACAAAGACAAAGAATAGTTCTTTACCGCAGGCTTATGCTTGCGGTTTTTTTGTTTGTCCGAAAATACGCTTGATTTTCGCTTGAAACTCTTGAAAAAGCTTTATTTATATAGGGTTAGAAGCATTCTTTTTCGCTTGAGTGCCAATTTTGTTGACGTCAACAAAACTGCTTGCTGAAATGAAAGCTGATAATGAGATATTTTAAAAAGAGTTATAAAAGGAGTTATAAAATTAGCTATGCACTTATTTAATAAGGTTTATCAAACCCCCACCGGCTCCATTATTCTTTTGCATTCTTTTGCATTCCTTTCTAAAACGTTGTACTTACAGCGTTTTTTATTTTTCTCTTTTATATTCCTTGGTATTGTTTTTTAAAAAAGGGAGTCACAAAAGGAGTCACAAAAAGGAGGTGAACCCTCCTTAAAAATCTATAAATTTTGCAAAACGTTCTCCGATATCGTCCTTCGCTTGTGTTGTTATATGAGTATATACGTTCATTGTTGTTTTTAAATCAGAATGTCCGAGCCGGTATTGAACTTGTTTTAATGTCATTCCAGCTTCAAAGCAAAGACTTGCGTGCGTATGTCTGAATCCGTGGATTTTAATCGGTCTTAGCTTACTATCTTTCAAAATACCAAGCAACCACTTTCTTGGTAAAGTGCTTGGGATTGGTTTCTTGAATTCATTTTCAAAAATGTATTTTGTATTTGGATTTTTCTTTCTCCATTTTTTTAAGATATTTTGGGTAGTCTGATCTAAACTAATTAATCGATTGCTACTTACTGTTTTAGTAGAGCCTATTTCTTCGCCTGAAAACCCCCTTGTGATAGCCTTGTTAATATTCAGAGTGTTATCGTTCCAGTCTTCCCATTCAAGGGCTAAAATCTCCCCTTTTCGCGCTCCAGTAAAGGCTAGAAGACGAAAGAGGACTAACTTTTCTAAATCCTTAGTCTTAGCAACTAGTTTCATGAATTTTTTTAATTCATCCTTGTTATAGAAGTCGCTCTTACTATCAATTTTCTTTCTAACAGTCGTCACTACACTATCAACTGGATTGGTTTCAATATAACCATGTCTGATTGCGTATTTGAAAACATGATTCATAAGACCTTTTAGTTTACGTCCATAGACTAATTTTTTAGACCATTCATTGACTTGTTCTTGCATTTGAATTGGCGTGATAGTACTAATTTTTCTGTTACTAAAAGCCGGGTAGATATGATTTTCAAAGTTCCTAGAAGTCTTTATATAGGTGCTATCTTGTACGGTTTCAGAGTATTCTTTAAGCCATTTTTCTGAGATTTCTTTGACAGTTATTTCTTTCTTGGTCTGTTCTTCATTTTCAATATCGTTTTGAAGTTGAAGTAGTGTAGCACGGGCTTTTCCTTTGGTTTCAAATCCTCTACGTGTAATGTAACGACTAGAACCATCTACCTTACCTATATAGGCTCGGAACATATAAGCAGTATCACCGTTTTTCTTTTTGTAAGACTTGATTTCCATTGATTTTACACCCCCTTTTTGATAAAATAGAGTATAAGAAAACACCCTTTTTAATGGTTGTTTTTTATACATGATAATCTCACGCTCGCAGTCGCCAAAGTTTGAGAGCGTGGGGCTTTTTTTATTTTTTGTAAACTGAACTAGACTGCGATTTTCCCGTTCGCATCAGGTGTCTTGAACAAAGCTAGGACTCCTTGGAAGAACCCAAGGATAACAGAAATGCCAGTTACAAGCAATATCAGGTAAAAGAACCCTTTGCCACTATACCCAGCGTAAAAATGGTGAGCACCAAATCCTCCAAAGAATATAGCCAATAATACATACACCCATTTATTTACATAATGTAGACCTACTGCAGTTGTTTGGGTATGTACCACTTGTGACTGTTTTTGGACAGCGTTATTCTCGTTCACAATACTAATATTGATTTTATCATCTTTCTTACTGTCTTTTTTCATGACGATAATTTCTTCATCGACTTTGTGAACTTCGACCTCATCTCCTAATTGTGGGACAAAACTCAATTCTGAAGGATTGATCTTGATATATTCTTCATTATGTGCAATAGTAACCTCTGCGCCAGTTACTTTGATAATTTTAGCCATTATTTTTTCCTTTCTTAATTCTGCTAAATTTTTTTAAACCTTGTAAATATCGACGACCTCTCCGATTGTACGGATGTCGTCATTCTCTGATAAGTGGATTTCTTCGTATCCACTGTTTAGACTTTGAAGATACCAGGATCCATCATAATCTCTTTTCAACTTCTTAACGAAGTTCTTCCCATTTATCTGGAAGATACCGATTGAGTTGATGTCTACTTGACTAGTAACTTTGATAAACAATAAGTCGTTATCTTCTATAAGTGGTTCCATGCTATCGCCTGCTACTTTAGCGATTGTGTCATAGCTTTCTGGCACATCTTCAGCTCTGAGTCTAACTTCCATGTGGAGGTTATCTTCCTGAAATGTTCCATGACCTGCAGCAACCAGTCCCTCAACATAGTCTATAATGTAGTCATCGGTTCTATACTTTTCTAAGACCGTGGTTGCTTTCATGCTGACTTGCTCGTTTAATAGAGCAGTGGCATAGTCGACTACATTTTCTTGTCTATCTTCGTCTAGTTGATTGTATATTGCCACAATGTCGGACGAATTTTCAGCCTGTTTATGAAAATCCATTCCCTCAGCGAGACTTTCTGGACGAATGTCAAGAGCTGAACAAATCTTAAATATATTGTCGACGTTAGATTTTAGAATTCCTCTATTTAGAATAGAATTGATAGTAGAGGCTGGCATATCAATCTTCAATGCCATTTGTCGAACACTACCATATTTTAATTCTATGAGTTCTCTTAGTTGTTGTTCTGTCATAGCTCTTTCTCCTTTTTATTCATTATAGCACACGAAAAATCGTTTGTAAAGAAAAATAAATTTAAAAAAATAATAAAAAAGGGTTGACAGTGAACGAAAAATGGTTTATTATATAACCAAGCTCAGCAATGAGCTTAATTTTAAAATCTAATAAACGAAAATTCGTTTAGAAAGGAGTTGCATATATGTTGAACATCGACATCGCACGAAAAGAGAAGGGGATTTCTATCGTAGATATTGCAGATTATCTCTCTGTTAGATCTCAAACTGTCAGCGATAAGCTGAAAGGGAAGTACCCGTTCACGTTCCAAGAAGCTATGTTAGTTCAAGAGAAGTTTTTTCCAGAATATGAACTAAAATACCTTTTCACTTCAGCAGAGTCAACTGCTTAATTTTTTTGGCTAAGTGAACGAAAATTCGTTTAGAAAGGAGTTGAGTAAAAATAGCTTTAGCAAATAGAAGATATTACTGGCTTCAGCTGAAGGAAGATTTTTTTAAAACTAAAGAAATGAAGTTGATGAGAAAACTTCCTGGAGGGGAAGAAATCACTATCATCTATCTGAAAATCATGCTTGTCAGCTTAGCAGACGATGGCAAGATATACTTTGAGGGATTAGCCGATGATTTAGCTGAAGAATTATCATTACTTATTGATGAAGATGCTGAAGCGGTTAGAATGGCTTTAATCTTTTTAGAACAGAAAAAACTACTTACAACTTCAGATAACTATCAATATAATTTAGAACAAGTTCCAGAGATGATAGGTAGTGAAACTGCAAGCACCCGTAGGGCTCGCAAACACCGAGAGTCTAAAAAAGCGTTGCAATGCAACACCAACGCAACAAAACGCAACGGAGATATAGATATAGATATAGATATAGATATAGATAAAGAGATAGATAATAATAAGACGACAATCAGTCCAAGTCTATCTGAAAATCTAAAAAACAGCGGTATTCGTATCAACGAAAAACAACATCAACAACTACTTGAATATGTAGGAATTGACGGAATGAGTTTTGATATGTTGAACCGTGCTATTGAAATCACTTCGGAAGTTCATCAACCTAGTTTTAAGTATCTAAAAGCAATTTTGGAGAAATGGAAAGAAAGTGGGTTTACTTCACTTGAGCAAGTGGACGAACACGAAGAAGAAAGACGAAGTTCTAAAAACTCAACTTCAAGACGAGTTGGAAACTCAATCATTCAAACTTATGATGATCCGTTACCGTTTTAGAAAGGAAAAAAGAATGGAAGATAAAAAAGTTGTTTCAGTCAAAACATCAGAACATGATGTGTTACTGACTGCACGAAAAAACCACCCCGCAGTTTTCGTCAATGGAATATTTCTTGACGGAGTAGAGAGAGTGGAATTTATCAATCACTTTCAAAACAAAGATTGTGAAGTGTTATTAACTTTTAACGATAGGATAGAAAACAATCCGTTTCCATTAGATGAAGTTAGTCTATTAGAAAAGTTATTCGGTCAGGCTTCAAACGGGCAATCCTTACGGGATATAGCTTTGCAAACTCTTGAAGATGGTAGTTAGTATCTACACCATCAAAAAAAGAGATATGAAGACTAAAACTTTCTTTACCGTCTTTCTTGGCTCTTTCGTACTCTTTGCCAAGGACGGCCAAAGTAGCTTCTAACTGATAATCACTCATAACATTACCTCCTTTCTGCTTACATTATAGCAGAGAGAGAACAAGAAGAAATAGAAAGGGGGTTAAATGGAAAAATTAAGTTTAGATCCTATCTACTACGTTAACGAAAACGAGATATGCAAGAAGCATTCTTGTTATATGTGGACGTTCAAGCAACCAGTCAAAGCTAAAGGAAGAAAAACACCTTACCAGCCTACCTTTTGCCCTGAGTGTCAGCGTGAAGCTATGGCAAGGGAACAAGAAAAGAAGATTGGAGAAATGTATATCTCGTCTATCTTGGCAAGTACCTATGGAGTGCTAGAAAGAAATAGCATTATGCCAAGCGATATGAAAGATGCTAGTTTTAACACGTTTACGGTCAACAATGAAATTGACGAGAAAGCGAAAAACTACGCTTTAAGAGTGGCAAGACACTATTTTAAAGACGGGAAAGGCAATTCAATCATTCTTGGAAAAGCTGGACGTGGGAAAACGCATTTAGCTATTTCAATCGCTAAGAAGTTAAATATTGACTTTAAAGCGAATAACAACCCTAAAAGCGTACTCTTTATGAACGTTCCTACCATGTTCCAAAAAATCCAAAGTGGATTTAGTCAGAAAGATGCACGGACAACAGATGAATGGCTGGAACTACTCAAGAAAGTTGACTACTTAGTCTTGGACGACTTCGGAAAAGGCGAGCAGACGCCTTGGAAAATGGATTTTATGTATAACTTGCTAGATGCTAGAGATAAGACAATCATCACAACTAACTTGACTGGTGCAGAGATGAAACAGACATTTGATAGTAGTCTAGTCAGTCGAGTTGCTAAAGGGGCAAAGGATTTGACTTTCAAATATCCCGATAATTCGGAAGATAGGAGGACACTACCATTTTAACGACAGAAGAAAGAAAAAAGCTGATAGAGGATTTTGAGAGAAACCACTATCAACTATCAACATTATTAAAAGAGCGCTTACTGATTACAACAGACGAGCGTTTCACTCACAAACTGCAAGAAATGGCTTACTATTCAATGAACGGTAGCGTTTATCAGTTTGCAAAATAAAAAAGTACCTACGGGAATAGGCACTTATCAAAATTACTACTTAAATTATAACACAGAAAGAGAGGAATTACTAGTGGCAATAGAACTCTTTGGCAATGAATGGAAAGAAGAACTTTTTGAAGACTTGGTAAAACTTAATATCGAAGCCATGAAAGAAGCAAACAGAAGAATTTCAAAACAATTCAATATGGTTCCAATCAAAGAAGTCATGAAGGCTACTGGATGGGGAAGAACAAGAATTGAAGATTTTAGAGATCAAGGAAAATTCAGTTATCAACAAAACGCAAAAGGCGGTAAATACTTATACGACTTAGATGATGTATTAAGATTTCAACGTCAACTTATGAAATAGGAGTTTAAAAATGAACCTACTAGACAAAATCACAAAATGGTTTTTTAAAACAACAAAAATTGAAGTCAATACAGATTGGCGATTGGTCGCATTAGACTTGAACCGTGAATTGATTGAAGAACGACAAAAAAACAAAATCTTGTATCAGCGCATCGCTGACTTAGAAAAATTATCAGAGGTGTAACATGAAATACTTTATACCAAAAATTGACATTGAATGCGAAAGTTTTGAAGAAACTAAATCATCTTTCGGTACATTTCCAAGGCATGAATACCATTTTAAAAACGGTTACGGTGCAAGTGTTATCCATCACGAGTATTCTTACGGACTAGAGTTAGCCGTATTAAAATATAACAAAAAAACTGAAGAATGGAATCTTACCTACGATACAAAAATTACAAATGATGTAGTCGGTTATATCAGCGGTAAAGAAGAATTAGAAAAACTTTTAACAGAGATTTCACAATTAGAAAAGGAAAATTAACATGACAGAGCCAACATTAACAAGCCAACTTTTAGGAGTTGCATCAGTTTTCATTTGTTTGTTCGTGGCAATGCTGATTGTGGCTAATAACGAGCAAAAGAGACAAAGACAAGCTAAAGAACAAGAAATGTTAGGTAAAGCAATTTTTGAAGTTTATCAGCAAGGCAGAAAACAATTTAATAATATTGCTCGTGAAAATATCAGAAATTGCGATAGACAATTTACATTTGACACACAATCGCCCGTAGGTCTTAGACCTGACTTGTTAGCACTACCAAAACCAAAGGAGCAATAAAAATGAAAAAATATGAGTTATTAGTAGATGATACAGTCACATTTTTTGGAGTGCAACTTTTTAGAATTAAGGCGTTAATTTCATTTAGCGGAATTGAAAAAGGAGAAGTTGGCGGATATATTGCAAGTGAAAAAAATTTAAGTCAATCCGGCAACGCTTGGGTATCCGGCAACGCTTGGGTATCCGGCAACGCTTGGGTATCCGGCAACGCTAGGGTATCCGGCAACGCTTGGGTATCCGGCAACGCTAGGGTATACGGCGACGCTGAGGTATACGGCAACGCTTGGGTATACGGCGACGCTAGGGTATCTGGCGACGCTGAGGTATCTGGCAACGCTTGGGTATCTGGCAACGCTTGGGTATCTGGCGACGCTAGGGTATCCGGCAACGCTGATTATATTGTTTTCAAAAATACATGGTCTAGCGGTCGATATTTCACTTATACAAAATCTGACAAAAAATGGAGAGTTGGTTGTTTTTATGGTAGCGGTGCTGAATTGGTTGAAAAAGCATATAAAGATAGCAAAAAATCCGGCGATTTTTATAAAGCGTATGTCGATTTTGTCGAAAAACTAGAAGCAATTGAGGATATCCACAAGGAGCAATGATATGAACCTTTATATATGGGATTGTGGTTGTTGCGACTGCGGACATGAATTTGAAATGATTGACAGTTATCCGCCTATTGAATGTGAAGAGTGCGGAAGCACCGAATTAAGATGCGTATTTATCGGGAGGGAATATGATTAGTAGAACAATGAGCAAAATCGAAACAAACGTATTAAATTTGATTGTCAACCGTGCAAGCTTTGAAGAACCAATCAAAGCCGAAAAGGTTAGACAAGAAACTGGATTGTCAAAACGAAGTCTGGAAGAAGTGATTGAGAGCCTACGAGTAAACTTCAAGCATCCAATCGTAGCAAAGAAAACACAACCGAGCGGGTATTACTTACCACGCAATGAAGACGAGCGACAAGCGGGGCTTGCACCATATCGAAGACAGATTTTGACTGAACAGAAAAATCTTGCGACTGTTATGGCAGTTGACTTGAAAGAATACTGGAGCGCATAAAAAATATAAACGGAGAATTAAAACATGGCGACATTATACGAATTGACTGGACAATTCCTTGATATTTACAACATGGAATTGGACGAAGAAACAAAACTAGACACGCTTGATAGCATGGACTGGAATAGCGATTACGAAAACAAAGTAGAAAACTATATCAAAGTTATCAAGAATACTGAAGCAGACATTGAAGCACGCAAGAACGAGATCAAGCGACTAACTGAATTAAACCGAGCAGATGAACGCAAAAACGAGCGCTTGAAAGAAGTCTTAAAAGAGAGCATGGCACTAACTGGACATGAACGAGTTGACACACCACTATTTAAAGTGTCTTTCAGAAAGTCTGAAGCCGTGGAAGTGGACGACTTGCTTTTACCTGAAGCGTACAAAGTCGCAACTTATAAGCCTGATAAGAAGCGCTTGAAAGAAGATTTGAAAAATGGACTTGAAATTTTGGGCGCTGAATTGGTTGAGCGCAAAAACTTGAGTATCAGATAGGAGTCAAGATATGAAGAAGTCAGAAACATTAACAGAGTTTAGCAAAGCTTTTGCAAAAACTCAACAAGAAATGAAACAACCTTTAAAAGATGCAAACAATCCATTTTTTAAAAGCAAGTATGTACCACTTGAAAACGTGGTAGAAGCTATCACAGAGTCAGCAAGTAAGAATGGTTTATCATTTACACAATTCCCGTCAAGCGATGAACTTGGGAATGTAACGGTTGGGACACTTGTTATGCATGAGTCGGGAGAATGGATTGAATATGATCCAATCAAGATGAAACCAGTTAAAAATGACCCGCAGTCTATCGGTTCAGCCATCACTTACGCTAAACGTTACGCATTATCCGCTATTTTTGGGATAACAAGCGACCAAGACGATGACGGCAATGAAGCAACGCAAACAAAAAAGCAACCGGCAACAAAAACAAAAAAACAAGATGAACCCGTTATCTCAGTTGAGAAAGCAAACTATTATTTGAAAGAAATTGCTAAGATTTCAACCGAAAAAGGAAAAGAAGACGGTTCAATCGTGAAATGGTTCTTGCAGCATTTAGGAGTTGCTGATTATAAACAAATTAAAGAATCACAAGTAGAACAAGCTGATACGCTTTTAGGAAAATTGAAAGGAAATTAAAATATGTTGAACAATATTTCACTCGTTGGACGTCTTACGAAGGATGTAGAACTACGTTACACCCCGTCAAACGTGGCCGTCGCTACGTTTACCCTTGCAGTCAATCGCACGTTTAAAAACGAAAACGGCGAGCGTGAAGCTGATTTTATTAACTGCGTGATGTGGCGACAGCAAGCTGAAAATCTTGCTAACTGGGTTAAAAAAGGTGCATTGATTGGAATTACTGGACGTATTCAGACACGAAGCTACGACAATCAACAAGGGCAACGGGTTTATGTAACCGAGGTTGTAGCTGAACAATTCCAGCTTTTAGAAAGTAAAGGGCAAGGCAACCAACAAGGACAACAACGACAAGGGCAACAAGAAACGCCTGATTTTTCACGAAGCGCAACTACACACCCGCTTGATATTTCAGATGATATGCTACCGTTCTAAAATGAGGTGTAAATGGAATTTAGAAATATAAAAGGCTATGAGGGAATTTATGAAGCGTGTTCAGACGGTACAGTTTGGACGTGCGAGGGTAAAGTGACTTATAGCCACTGGAAAGGAAAAATCAGAAAACGAGTTTGGAAACGTAGAAAACTCAAACCACAAATCCAAAAACGTGTCAGAAGTAGTCATAGCGATAAACGTGTGAAGTTATGGAAAGACGGGAAAGTGACAACGCACCTTGTAAGTAGATTGATAGCTACTGCATTTATTCCAAACCCTGAAGAAAAAGGATTTGTTAACCATAAAAACGGAAATCCTTTAGATAATTCAGTAGAAAATTTAGAGTGGACTACAAGACAAGAAAATCAAAGACACGCTTTTGAAAATGGATTGGTAAGAACGAATAAAAAAGTAACTTTGAAAGATTTGATAAGCAATACTGAATATAACTTCAACAGTTTGTCGGAAGCAAGTCATATTCTAGGAAAAAATCACGGTTTTATTAGTCAAAAAATCAAAAACGGGAAACAAATAAAAGGCTATGAAGTTACATTGGCTTAAAAAGGTTAAAACATGGAAAAACTGATTTTAAAATTTGAACTGGACAGAAAACAGATGCTTTCAGCAAATGACAGACTTCACTTTAAGAAAAAAGCTAAAATCACAAAGTTTTTAAGACAGCTTGCGCATTATGAAGGGCGGAATACTTTACTAGATTACTTTGGCTTACCTTTTAACGAGGAAAAGCCTTGTAAAGTGATAGTTTGGGTATTCGCCCCAACTAATCGCATATATGACCCGCCGAACTGGTCGCCTACGACTAAGGCGCTATTGGACGGCTTGACAGATGCGAAATTTTGGACAGATGACAATTATCACGTTATCAAGTCAACAGACTTTAGGCACGGCGGAAAGTCAGGAAGCAAAAAATACAGAATTGAATTGGAGATCATTGAATGGAAAAAAGCGAACGAGTAAAAGTTAAGCTAGATTGCGCCTATTGTAGATTTAGCGGAACAGTTAGAGCATTTCCTACGCAAAATAAAAGGCAATGTCCAGTTTGTCATGAATTGCTATTTTTGAGATATGCGACTGGAGAGCGTGGAGAATTAGACAAGCAAGGATATTACTTCCACGCTTTCGAGCCATACGGAATTGAAGAAATTAACGAAGAATTATTAGAGGCATTTAATGAGCATCAAGAAACAAATGATTGAAGCATTAAAACATTCAATCGAAAAGACGGAAGCTGATATTATTGAATACTCAAAGCCTTGTGAGAAATCACTAACACAGAATAGGACTGCTCACAGAGAGTATTTAAAGAAGCAGTTGAAGAAAATGAAAAAACAGTTGAAGGAGCTGGAAGATGAAGTATAAAGTAACAGAATACAACTCAGATTTTCAAGAAGAGCAAACGGGTACTTGTGACCTCTGTTATGGTACTGCTTGGGTTGAAAATGGTTCAATCACTGTTGAAGATGAAAACGGAATTGAAACAGAGATTGACCTAACTGCTTGGGACTGGGGAGATTATGACACAATCTATATTGATAATGTGGTTAATTTCTCCGCTTGGTTACAAGAAAGGGATGTTGAGCCAATTAGTGAAGAAACTGAAACTTGGTCTTGGTTGCATGAATTGGTAGAAAAATATAATGAGGGACGAGAAGATGGATAAGCAGGAATTGATTAAAAAGGTAAAAGAAATTGGGATTTATGGTTTGAACATATTCGGTACTGTAGTTGAAGGTATTCCGACCAAAACTGCAATTGAATTAATCAAGCAACTAAACAAATCGCAAAAACCAGTAGTCCCTGAGTTTGTGGCGGATTGGTATGAAGAGAATAAGGATGATTTTGAAGGGAATTTATTTAGATATATCATTAATATTTCATCGATTTTTGACGGTGCTAAACTTAATGAATTTGATAGGTGGTTTCTAAACGATAGCACAAAACCATTTCAAACCCTCGTCAATATGCACAAGTTCGGCTACGAGGTCGAGAAAGAGAAGCGGTATGAAGTGATATTGTGCAATGGACAGTCGTTGAAAACTGTGTACAGACAAGGTGGGGATCGTCTTGATTTTGAAAAAGAGTATGGCGATCTTGAAAGATTTACTAGAAAACAATTAGAAGAAGCAGGCTTTGGCTGGGTATTCGATTGCCCAGGTATTGAAGTTGAGGAGGTGTAGTGATGGAATTTTTACTAACAAGCACAGCTGGGAATGTTGAAAATAG